TCCGCAATATATGATAGCGGTAGGGCATAGCAATCTACCTCATCAGGGTATTCCGGTAGTTTGTGGAAGAGCCAGCCTCCTTTTCTTTTTAATTGGTTGGCCGGTACGTGGGCCCCGATGCGCTCTCCGAAAGCGATGGCGAGTTCTTTCATGTTCATCAACTTGCCTCCTTTACATTCTTAGCTTTTTTAAGATGCTCATAGAAATCAAACCCTCTTAGAACCAGATCATAGAGTTGTTCTGTTTCTTCTTTAGTGAGCTTTTGATCTATTCTATGCGTAAGCCTAATACCGCTTTCTTCCTCACCACTGGCGGTTCTGTGATTTAAATAATCTCCATAAAAGAATAATTTATCTAAAAAACTTTCTTCATCTTGCACTTGCATCAACTTGCCTCCTTCTCATCTAAACTTTCCCACGCACACTCATAGGCATGATCCCAATTTGTATGGTAGCCTGTAGCTATATCCTCATCAGCAAGTCTTCTAGCCCAATGATTTAAACTAGGCTCGTGATCAAAATTTAACTCATCTTTCACTTGCATCATAAATACTCCATATCTGTACAGAACTCGACTAAACTTTCTGGAGCTTTCCACCCATCTTTAAGTAAAGATTTTAATTTAGCCACAATAAGTCTTTCTTTAAGTTCTGCTTGGTGTTGAGAAATTTCGCCGTCCTCATGTAGGTTTTCTGGCGACAGTGCGCTTTCGATGGTTTCAAAGAACCTTTCCGCGTCGGTTTGGTCTTTGGGGTTTAACAACAAAAGGTTTTGTTGTTTACCGGTTTTTTCACAAAATCTATACATCAACTTGCCTCCTCTACGATAAAGTTAACTTGAAACAACCCTTCTGTATCTTTTCCATATGTTGCATAGATATTGTTCTGCACAATAAAATCAGCAACCAATTTTTCTACTTCGGAACGAGGGTAAATTATTGCATCAGCCATCAACTTGCCTCCTCTAAAACTTGTTCTTTAATCAATTGCGCGGCGTATTTTAAATTACACATTACGACGGTGTTATCTTCTGGTAGTAAATCAATAAACCGGATGAGCGTGGTCAGTGATCCGCGAAGTTCGGCTATTTGCACACGAGGGTGTTTTTCTACATTATCCCCCGTTGTTTCTTCTGGCATGGGCTCTATTTGCTTTTCGCCGTTACAGTTACTGCAAGTGATGTGGTATTCAACGACGTTACCGGCCATAAAGCGCTCTCTGGTTTCTGTACCGATGCCTTTGCATTCTGGGCAATCTATCATTTTTTCCTCCTTTATTGTCCATGTATAAGAGTATAACAACTTATATACGAAAGTCAAACCTCATGCTACGTTGGATATTTTAAAGGGGATTACACAAATATAATCCCCTGGTTTTTGTTCTATGCCGCCACGCTACCACCGTTTAATTTAGGTAGGGCTATTTTTGTAATTTTTACAATATACATAGGCGTAATCATATGCTCTGCCTTTACGTCTGCGGCCAACAAGGGTAACTCTCTGTTGCTATCCCTATTTAATAGATTGAGGACCGTTTTATACAAAACTTTTTCATCTAAATGTATTTCCTCAATATAGCTTCCAATAGGAAATTTATTTTCGTAAGCAACGGCTCGCGCTTCTTTTACAGTGCCATAGTAATGATCCGATAAAAGACTGCTATCGTCGTGCTTTATATTGTATATTTTCATATTTATCTCCAATATTATTTAGTTTAACAGTTAATAACACTTAGTTAATAATTTATTTAAAAACAAAAGTCAAACATAAAAAAAACCCCCGCCGAAGTTGATACCTTAGCGACGGGGGCCGAGTTTGGACAATAAATATAGAAAAATATTCTATAAGGTATCGTACGGGATTTTATATAAAATTGTCAAGAACTTTATGGTTGAACGGTTAGCGTATCAAAAATCTGTAAATTACACCGGCTACAAACACGTTTTTGTTGGTATGGATCATCATTTTCTATTCGCACCAGTTGACTTTTGCAAGCCGGACACAATTCTTGATTTAATTTTTTTTGAAAAGACCCATCACCCGCGGTCCATGTAAAGTTCATCTTTTTTAACATTCTTTTTGTAAACGTCAAACACAAGTCTAAGCTGACCACTAATGGTTCTCCCCTCAGTTTTTGAAATTTGTTTGATCTCATCATAAATTTCTTTCGGAACCAATACACTTTTCCATTTTTCGGTATCCATTTTCGTCTCCAATGCATTTCTGTACAAGACTTTATAGGATTATATATAAACTTACAAGCTTTTTATGTTGCTTCGCCCCAGTTGGGACCAATTTCTATGTCAGTTTTGTTAGGAATTTCAAGAGGTACTGCATTTTCCATAATTTCTGCCACTTCTTTGGCTTCGGTCCGCGATTTGACGGACATGGCCATCTCATCGTGGATTTGGATCATGGGCGTTTTGCCCGCTTTGTACAGATCTACCATTGCTTTCTTTGTCATGTCGGCGGCGGAGGCTTGAATAAGGCGATTGAGCGCTTTGTATGTGTAAGCGCGTTTCAATCGGGTGGTTTCGCCGTATGTTTGGACGGCCTCACGGTAAGGAAGAGCCTTGTGCATTGCAAAACTATCGGGCTCCCAGAGGTCAAAGCGGCATTTTCTGCCCAAAATAGACCGGATTGAGCCCGCACTAGCCTTATCATTAAGTCTGTTGATCACACCGTTCATCAGCGCTTTTACAAATGGGACGCGACTGTGGTATTGTTTGACCAAAGCTTTTGCTTCGTCCACCGATATGTCCATCTGGTCAGACAGTTTGTTCACACCCATGCCGTACATCATGCCCAGATTGATTGTTTTGGCTTGTTTTCTGGGAATATTGGCCATTTCTGCAACCATGGTATGGAAATCCATACTCGCATCGCTCCGGTAGCCGTCAACAAACTCTTGCACACCCTCCAGCGGTATGGGTCTGCTCTTGCCAAACACGTAGGCATAATGGACCAAGATCCGCGGTTCCTGTTGCGAGAAGTCTATTGCGGCCCACTTTTCCCCCTCTTCTGGTAGAAACAGGGAACGGATCATAGGTCCTATCTGTGGATCACGGGCCGGTAGCTGTTGTAAGTTAGGATTGTTCATGGAGATCCGGCCAGAAACCGTTCCGCCATCGTCACTGCGCACCTGATTGATATGGGAATGTATGCGGCCATCGGATCGGCAATGCTTCATTATGGTGTTGATAAATGTACCTGACGTTTTGTTGAGGCTTCTTGCATTAACAATGAGCTTGGGAAGTTCGTGTGCGTGGTCAGTCAGGAAGCTTTTTGTAAACGAAGGAGCCCCAGTCGCTGTTTTTGGATAGGTAATCCCCACTTTGTCAAAAGCTTTGGACAGAGAAGTTGCGGCCCAGATCTCTACATCGGTCCCAACCAAACGTTTTATTTCAGCGTGTACTGCTTTTTCTGTTTTAAGAAGCGTATTGCGGGTGCGCTCTACCTTATCTTGATCAATGCGAACGCCTTTCCATGTCATGTCCACAAGGCACGGAAGGAGGTCGAGTTCCATGTTAACGATGGACCAGAGGTCTTCTTTGCCTAATTGCACAGAAAAGTAACTCCACAGCTCCAAGGTCAGTTCCGCATCGGCTTGGGCGTAGGGTCCCACGTACATGGCGGGCATCTTATACATCTCCGCTTTTGGATCGATGCCAAAGCTGGTGGCGGCTTCAACCAAACCCTTCTCACTCTTGGTTTTATTGAGGTGGTCAAAAGCGAGGGCGTTTAGACTGTAGCTAAATCTGTTTTCATCCAGTAGCGAAGCGACAAGCATTGTATCTATAATGCGGCCATTGAGTGTAAATCCCATGCGGCGGATCCAACCGGCATCGTACTGGGCGTTGTGCATAATCTTATCAGCGGGGCACTCGAAGACTTTCTTGAGCCATTTGTTAACAATGCGCTCGTCTAAGTTGCCGCCATTTTGATGCCGGATTGGCAAGTAACCTGACCAGTTCTCAACAGCAATCGCGTACCCAATGACTTCCCCGTCACCTGTTGCCCATCCGGGCCCATTTGTTTTGAGGTTCGGGTCGCGTGTTTCGACATCTATGGCTATTCTCTTTGCATCAAAAATGTCGGGTAGTTCTGCGGGCGGCAC